GTATCAGTCCAAACATAGATTGCATCTCTACCTCTAATTGCTCCTCTGATCTGTGATCCGTCGGCCAGTCTTTGTGTACCAGCTGTATTGGTTGCTGTGGGTGCATAAGTATTTATATCTTCCTGATCTGAGAATCTAATAAACATATCATCTTGCGTGGTTGCATCACCAATCGTTGTTTCTGTTCCAAAAAATACTAAGTGACGATCAGGTGTGGATACTATCATGTGTCTTGATGCTGTAGGTGCACCAGAAATAATTGTTGCTCTTGTAGATGTTGCTGTACTTAAAGAAGAATCCCATTCGAAAACAGCACCATCATGAATTAAACAAATAGCTTTATCACCAAAATTATCTAGTGACCACATCCCTGGTTCAAGGACCAAGTCTCCTGATGCAGCTTCACCCCATGCAACATAGTCTGATGAGTTAGTAACCGTTGCACCGCTAGAGTGTCCTGATCTTGTAGAGTTTCTAACAGCTCTTGTAATTCCTGTTAAATCATTTCCAGAAATTCCTGTGTAAGATATTTCTTCATTTCCAACTTGAATAAAATTTGTTCCTGAATCTGGAAAGTTTGTTGTGCTTGTTAATGTAATAGAAGTCCCTGATCCACCAGTACCATTAGCATCATCCAATAACGCTCCATTTAAAGTTGTAGTAATTGCAGAGGTATCTTCACCACCCCAAGATCCTAATCCCCAACCAAATCCTTTTGCTTGAACAGCAGGACCCACAGTATAATATTTTTGAACTCTAATACCTCCTGATGTCGTAGCACCAGAACCTGTTTCATTAGATGGCATCGTAATAGTAAGAGTAGTTGTTGTTGGTGCTGTAGCAACCATAAATTTTTTATCATTAAAATCAGATGCACTAAAATTAGAATTAGTTATTGCAGTAAAATTATCTAGAAGAATAATATCTCCGGGAGACATACCATGACCACTGGAAAAAGTTAGTGTTACAGTTGGTGATCCGTTGGTTGTGCTAAATGCGTTTGTAAGAGTTGTTGTAGTTTGAATAGGATGTATGTCATAAAATACACCTCCTGAATATGCATATAAAATCCTGTTTGTTCCTATGATAGCATATTTTCTTCCTAAACTATTAACGTAGTGATGTAATCCTCTTCCTGCTCCTGTAAGCTCGTTTTCATTTTGAGTTCCTAATTGATTCCAACCACCTATTTTTTCAGGTGTGCCATATCTAAATCTAACATTATCACAGTCTACCCACTGTCCTTCTGCTCCTGTGGGTGTGATTTGTTTATTAATACCGGGTTGAAATCCTATCTTTTGTAGCATATAATGCCTTATATATTAAATTTTTAAAGAATGAAAGTAACATAAAAATGGACCATTTGGAAGCTGTTGTCGAGATAAAAAATATAGTCTTTGTTGATTTTATAAATAAAATTATACCTTTAATTGATAAAAAAGCTAAAAAAAATTTAGCTGTTAGATCTGGTGTAGATACTAGTGTAAGAAATGTAAAAGGCTATCATTTAAATTTTGAAACACCTACTAATTTGTTTTACTGGAACTTTATAAAAAAAGAAATTGAAAGGCTTTATGGTTTTTATAAAGCTAAGTTTCCTAAAATGAATAGCAATAAAATTAATCAAATAGATTTATTAAAGTATACTCCAGGTGGAAAGTATGATGTTCATATAGATCATTTTAGTAGTTTCGCAAGGCATTTAAGTGTCATCATTAATTTAAATGATGACTATCAAGGTGGAGATTTAATTTTTACAGATCAAAAAAATAATGTGGTTAAAACATTAAAATTAAAAAAAGGATCTATTGTATTTTTTCCAAGTAATTTTATGTATCCACATAGAATTCAACCTATTACAAAAGGAACGAGATATAGTATAGTCGCATGGCTTCAATAATGAATTTAGCTTATCAATTAAAAGACGATTTGTTTTGGATACAAAACTTTCTACCACCACAACTTTACAAAGACATGTATGTTACTACTATAAAAGAAAGAAACCACTCTAACTTTAAACCTACAGATGTAAACTGGCCTACCTACAAAGAAGAAATTGATGACATGTCATACAGTTATAACCAACATGACCCAGAAATAAATAATAAATTTTTTTCTAAATATCATACATTGTTAAAACATCAGAGATTTGTAAATTTAATAAACAAACAATTTAATAGTCACTGGCGTAAATACACTTACGGTCAACATTTAACATGGCACAAAGATGGTGGTAAAAATAAAGTTTATGCAGCTACGTTATATTTAAATAAAACTTGGAATAAAAATTGGGGTGGTGAATTTATGTTTACAACAGATACAGTTAATGGCTTTTTACCCATTGTAGGTAATTCAATAATTATTGCAAAATGTGGATTAAAACATAAAGTAAATTCTACTTTAAAAAAAACACATCCACGTTTAAGTATACAAACTTGGATATTTAATAAAGATGAAATATAAAATAATAAAAAATTTTTTTAATAAAGATGAACTAAATGTTTATCAAAAATACTGTTATAATAAAGTGGATCAAAATAAAGATTTTACATTAGATGGACAATCATTTTCACCAGCCTGGTATAATGATCCGTTGATGAATTCTTTATTAAATGTAAAACTATCAAAAGTTGAACTAGAATCTAATTTAAAACTATTTCCAACTTATGCTTATTGGAGATATTATGTGTTTGGTGCAACTTTAAAAAAACATACCGACAGGCCATCATGTGAAATATCTGTTACAGCCTGTGTAAAAAAATATGATAACTGGCCTATCGTAATTGAAGGAACATCATTTGAGTTAAAAGAAGGTGATGCAGTTTTATATGCAGGTTGTGATCAAAAACATTGGAGACCAGGTATTTACAAAGGAGAAGGAATGGCTCAAGTATTTTTTCATTATGTAAATCAAACAGGACCTAACAAAAAATATGCTTATGATAGACAAAACAGTTAACATAACTAATTTTATTGGAATATATGATAATTACATTACTAAAGAAGAATGTAATAGAGCTATAAAATTATATGAAGATCAAAACAAATTTAATAAGACGGTAAATAGACTTGATTTTGAACAAGCACCTATACTACAAAAACAAGATCAACAATACTTTGCAGCACCAGACAATATAGATATATGGTGGGAAGAGTTAAAACCCCTTATGGTAAATTTTGATTTGGCTTGGAAACATTATGAAAAAAATGTTGGAGCTGCAGACTCTTACGGGATATCTGATTTTAAATACACTTCTTTAAAAATACAAAAAACTTTACCTACAGAAGGATATCATGTTTGGCATTTAGAACATAGTAAAGGTTTTGAAAATGAATGTAGAGCTTTTGTTTTTAGTATATATTTAAACGATGTCGAAGATGGAGGAGAAACAGAATTCTTACACTTTTCTAAAAGAGTTAAACCTAAAACAGGTAGAATAGTTATATGGCCTGCTGCTTTTCCATATGTTCATAGAGGCAACTCTCCATTGTCAGGAGAAAAATATATACTTACTTCTTGGATGATGTTGAGATGATAAAAATAATAGATAATTTTTTTGAAGATATTTTATTTAAAAATATTCAAAATCATGTAACAACAAAACTATCTTTTGAACCTAGGTTTTTAATAGATAGTAAAGAAAAAAATAAAAATTCTTATTATGGAATGAGATTTGTGTTAAACAAAGATCCTAATTTATTTAAAACTTTTATCGATCAAGCAGAAAAAAAATTTAAAATAAAGATTAAAAAAATACATAAAGATTGTGGTGTAGATATAAGAAATTTAGAAAATTTCATACCTCATACAGATAGTGCAATAGGAGCTAAAATAAATATTTTAATAATGTTAAAAGGACCAGCTGCTAATACTAATGGAACGGTTTTTTATCACGGAGATGAAAATCATTGTGAATTAGATATTCATGTAGGTTTTAGAGAAAATAGAGCTATTTTATTTCCTTCAGATTGGATACACTCTGCTCACGCAAATAATCAACCTGATTTAAAAAGATATTCGGCTAGTTTATTTATAACTAATTATGAAGAAGAATAAGAAGTAGGTCTTTCACCTAATCTAGCAATTTTTTCAGCTTCAGTTTCATCTTCCGCATTATCATTATCCCAATTACTTTGTATTTTTGCTAAATGAGCAGCATCCCATCTTGAAATAAATTGACTATTAAAATCACCTAATTCAGATGCAGCCCAAGTTGCATGAGGGGTTTCATCTCTGTGTTCTACTGAATCATTATAATCATGATTATCGTCTTTGTATTGAATTGCCCAAATGTTAGACCATTTGTCTTGACTCCAAAAAGAATCATCATTACTAATTATATAAGAACCTTGATCACTTCCTGTTCTTTTAATGATTACTTTATCATCAAAAATTACTGTCCAATCTGCATTTGTTGCCATTTTTTCTCCTAAGTTTTAATAATATATAATGTTGTTAAATACGGTTGTAATACTGAAGTTGCATCACCAACAAAGTTCGCACTCAAATTATGAGAGTGAGCTTGACCTGAAGGTGGATCTGAATCAGATGTAGCTTCCATAGCACCAACGTGAAAACCTCTACTAATACCTGCTTGATATTCTCCAGCACCTGGTTGTCTAGTTCCTATATTGTGAGTGTGAGGAGCAAGTTGAGATGAAGATAAAGTTGCATTAGCAGTTGATCCACTTAAATTTCCAGTTGAAGTTACAGTATCAGCACCTCCAGTTGACGCTAAAGCTTTATTATTAGATTTTCCAACACATACGTTGTTTTGTAAATCAGGTAGTCCAAAAGTAGATGATCCGTCTCCAGCTCCATATGTAGTTCCTACAACTGCAAATAAAGCAGAGTAAGTTGATCTTGAAACATTTGCTCCGTTACATTCTAAGAAACCTGTTGGCACTGATGAAGAGGACCATGGAACAATAATACCTGTATTGACTCCTTCGATATTTGTAAGATTTGCTCCTGTAAAATCGTATTTTGTTGCTTCGTAATTTGACATATTATTTCTCCGTGTAAGTCCATCCTACATTTGAACCAGAATAAACTAATCCAAAAGCTGCACCTTCAGTATTAACTACTAAATCTGATGATGCGTTTGCTATTTTAGAACTATTTCTACCAACAGTCAATGCGTTTGAATCAAACGTATATCTTGAATCTACAAAATGTACTTCATCTCCAACTGCGGGTGATGCGGGTAGTGTAATTGTAACAGCACCACTATTTGTATCTACAAATAGTTTTGCTCCTGCTTGAACAGTTTCAGAAGCTGTAACAGTTCTCCATTTTCTATATTCATTTGCTTTTACAACGTTTGTTCCATCAGCATATAAGACATAACAGTTTCCTTCACATAAAAGAACTCCTGTACCAGATGCAGTTTTAAAAGTTAAAGTATAACCTGCATGGTCTGTTCCGTCTATAATGTTGTAAACTTTTTCAATGCTATCTGGACATGTAACTGTTCTATTTGCTGCTAAAGTTCCAGTTAATTTTATTGTAGCATTTCTTGCATTAGATATTGTTGCATCACTCATAGCTAGAGTTACATCTGCTGATGCTGCACTAATTGCTTCATAACCTGCAACTGCTTGTTGCACTAGGTTTAAATTTGTATTTGTTTTTGTCCCCCACGTACCAGCGTTTTCACCGGTCGCCATCAGTTCTAGTTTTAAATCAGACGAAAATGTTGATGCCATATTTTTCTCCTATGCAACGTTACTATAACTTGTATTTGATCCAGTTGCAACATCTGTATATGATGAATTTGATCCAGTTGCAACATCTGTATATGATGAATTTGAACCTGTGTCAACTGCTTGATATGCTTGAATTCCAAAGCCTCTAGAAGTTCCAAACTCAGCTATAGAAGAATTCATGGCCAGACCTGTTAAATTTGCATCAACAGAAAACGATATTAAAGGACTTCCTATAGATGATGTAGCAGATACACCTGTTAATCCTATTACATCAGCAGGAGTTAATGAACCTACGCTTGATGTTGTTCCCAAGCCAGTTGGTATTAAAGTAATATCTCCTGTTTGTGTTAATGTTCCAACAGATGTAGTTCCAGAAACTCCTGTAAGTCCCATTACATCAGCAGGAGTTAATGAACCTACTGAAGAAGTTAAAGATCGACCAGCTAATTCAACAATAATACTGAAATCAATTGTAACTGATCCATTAGAGATAGTTGAAGAAACTCCTGTAGGTTCTACGGTTACATTTCCAATTATTGTTGGCGATCCAACACTAGCTGTGGATGAAACACCTGTTAATCCCATAACATCAGCAGGAGTTATAGCTCCAACACTAGATGTTGCTGATTGACCATCTGCAATTAAAGTTCCTTGAATACCCCAACCTCCAGCGTTCCAAGTTTGTCTACCCCAACCAGAATTTATCTCTGCATCTATAGTTACTGATCCTGTGCTTGATGTTGCGGATACTCCTGTTAAAGTTACATCTAAAGCACTCTCACCCCAATTTTCAAAACCCCAAGTATCTGATCCCCAACCTTGTTCAGGGAATGCCTGTAACTCACCTAGGGCAGTAGATGCAGATACTCCTGTTACTGAAATGACTGCTTCATCTTGACTTCCCCAAGAATTTTGATTCCAAGGCAAAACACCCCACGTGTTAGAATCTACTGTGTTTGCTTGACCACCCATGCCTGAGTGCGCTGTGCAATAATAGTAAAGTGTAGGTGCTGAAGCGGCCACAGTAATTTGTGTGTAAGCATCTGCACTTCCAGGTGATCCATTTGTGGTTACACCAGTTGTATACTCACTACCAGAATTATGTGTGCCATCGCTTGTTGTAGAAAATCTTAAAGGGTGTCCAGAGTTAGAACTATCAGATTGATCAAATTTATAAATGTAACCTTCAGCTAAATTTACAGTATCTTGTTGTACACCGTCAATAGCATACTTATTGCCTGAACCGGTACTAACTACCGTTACTGTGAAAGTTCGAGTAACGGACATCCGTTCCTCCTCTTTATGCTATTCTGATGATAGCGTTAGATGCGTCTGCTGTTGGGAATTGAATTGTAAAAGTTCCACTTGTTACAGTTTTATCTCCACCAAAAGCAATAACTGCAACAGCTTTATTAGACTGAGAAGAATTATAAATTAATGCACCATTAGCTGTAAAAGACGCAGAAGTAAAACTCACATCTGCAAAATCACAAACCGCAGTTGATGAATCTAAAGTTGGAGTTACACTTGTTAATGTTGCACCACCTGCAGAGTATGCAGATCCTGATGTGTTTGAAATTTCATTTGATGTTGAGTAAGCAGTTGTGCTCGCACCTAAAGATGCAGAACTTGTGTATAGAGCTATCTTAAAAGTATTACCGCTTGATGCAGTAAGATTATGTGTTCCAACTAAAATTTCTTGTTTGAAACTATTACAAACTGCAGATGATATTGCCATAATTTATTCTCCTACGGGTTTGCTGAGGTTACCGGAATACGAACAGCGCCATTAGTGTAGTCGTCTCTTCGTCTTCTACCAACTTGCTCATTAGCAAACTTCTGTACCTCTTGTTTATACTTATTTTCATATAGTGTCAACATATCTATTGGACCTTTTAGATATCCAAATGCTTCTACTAGACATGCATATAATAAACCATTTGGAAAATATAGACTAATAAAAGTAGTTGTATTTGAGCTAGATAGTCCATCAGGAATAGCTTCATAATGAATTTTAAATTTGTATGTAGAATTAGGCACTGGAGCTAAAAATAATCTTCCAGATGTTGTGTCACTAGTTCCTGTAGCTCCTCCAAACATAGCATAATATTTAGGCTTGCCTGTAGATGTTTCTGCAGGAACATATTCTTGAAGATAAGTTTCATCTTTTTTTTCTAACCAAGTATTTGCACCTGTAATAGCTGTAGTAGAATCATATATTTGAACACCTTTTACAAATAAAGTTTTAGCTGGAACATTAATTGTGCTTTGCCCTGTAACTAAATTACCAACAGATTGTTTTTTGTATGCATCAATTGGCACATCTCTTAAAATTTTAAATTCAGCGTCTTCAATAATTCTATTACAAATAGCTGAAGTTAATACGTTAGCATCTACCTCTGTGTAGTTCCTAATATCAGTTACTAAATTAGCATATGTAAATCCTGCCATTAAATAACCCCTGCTTGTCTTAAATCTCTACAAACTTTACAACTTTTTCTATAATATATATGTTTAGTGCAAGGTTCTGGATGTTCGTGAGGGACATCACCATCCTTGTGTGAGTGTGTAACTCCATTTTTATGTGTATGCTCAACTTCATACAAAACAAGATGTGGATCTTGTTTTTCAGGACTAAATATATTTTTAATTTTATTCCAAATATAACTTATCATAATATACCTCTTATCATTGGACTAACATAAATGTTTTCTCCACCACCTGTTATATTACCAACTGCGTTATAAGGCAAGGTAACAGTGAAGCCTGTATTAACTGTTTTCGTAGCTGGCATAGCTCCAGTTTGTTCAGTTCTTGTTGTTACAGATTGTATTTCTAAACCTGGAAAAACATTAGCAATCGCATGTGCTGTAGCATCTGTGCTATTAGGTGTTTCTCCTCTAAAAGGTGCATTTGTGCCCCTTGTTAAACCTGTTATTGTTTGTCCCCCAGATTTACCTGTATATTTAATAACCTCTCTTTGAACAACAGGAACATAATCAGGGTTTGTTGCACTAGGTGAAGTTGAACTTTGTATAAAATAAAAACCTGTTGCAGGAAAATTAGTGTTAGAATCAAATGTTGCCGTTGTTGCTGAAGCAGTTATGGCATCAGCTATTGCAAATATTGGAAAAAGATTAGCTCCTAAATTAAAACTTTCTGTAGGATTATTGCTAGCTGGATTGTAGAATAAAACAAAATCTCCAACTTCTAAAGTGTGATTAAGTAAACTAACAGTTAAAGTTGCACTGCCATTAGTAACTGTAAAAGGATTTTTTGGTAAAAGAATTGCAGTTGGTGGTTCACTTCTATCTGATCGAACATGTCTTATAGAAACACCATCAGCAGCCATTGGCTTTGGTTCTAATTGTGGTTGTTTTGGTTCAAACTCAGACACATGTACAAACGAACCATTCCATTCTCTAACCATTTCTTTGTATGGAAACTCCATACCAGATCTGTCAGATATTGCTTTTGCGTATTTACCTGTAGCGTATTTTGGCATTATGCTCCTGGGTAGTATGCTTTTGGTGTAATGTATGTACTAGAAGCTGAACCATCTTCTGCTAATGCTCTAGCTAATTCATCTTCGTAATATAATTTCATTTGTTGTGTAAGCTGTGGTTGATATTTTTGTGCAAGATAAAAAGATAATCCTGCTGTCATACAAGGCACAAATCTAAATGGAACGTCTGTTGCATTTGTATAGTCACCTACATCTTGAATTCTTTTTATGTAATAAAAATGCATATCTTTAGATGCATTTGTTGAGTCTGGTGTTGGGTAAACGTGAACTCTAACTTTATCAATGAATCTCTCTACCCAATATTGATTAGGTGTACCTTTTGATAATTTATTTGAGAATCCTGCATAAGTAGATCTATCTACTTTTGTCATAGGACTATCTGATTGAGTTGTTTGTGTTCTATTACTTCTTAATTGTGCTTCAAGGACATCGGATATTCCATATACACCGTTTGGATTTGATGTAGCACTAGTACCATCAGCTGCTGCTCTGAAAAATTTATATTCAGCTTGTCCTTCAATTAAATCAAGATCAAGTTCTCCTATTTCCCAATAGTGAATACCTCTATTACCCCATTCTTGAAATAAAATA